CGTCGATCTCTCGCAAATCCTCCGCTTTGACTGATAGGGCAGAGGCTAATTTGCAGACCGTCTCAAATTGAGCTTTGTTGATGTTGCGATTTTTGCACTCATATTGCTGTATCATTCGGACGTTTACGCCGGATTTGCTCGCTAATTGGGATTGAGATAATTCGGCGGCTAAACGTAATCGCTGTAAGTTTGTCATTTTTGAGCTCCTTTACTTTATTCGGTGGATCGTGGGCAGCATATTATCCGCATTGCCCGCATTTACAAAAATCGGCGCTACCCATTTAAGGATCAGCTTACGCGTACCATCTTTTAAACTCTCCTTAAAAATTCCGGGCAGATGTAATGCCCCACATAGAGAGCCACAAGGTGATGTAGTTTACATCATCCTCGTCACAATCTTCCCACGGCGTTTCCGGGTCGTTGGCGATCTCTTCAATAAAATCAATTTCATTGGTTACGCCGCTGTCTTCAAGCGCGGTAAGCGTTAAACGACCTTCCTCTGTTTCAAGCAGCCAGTTTTTGTTAAGTCCTTCGATGCCGCTATAAAGCTTGTAAGTGTTTTTGCCGATGGTAATGTAAGTTTTTTTTATTGTTCACACCTCCTTAAAATCCCATTTTTTTCATATCCCACGTCGGGCGCCAACCGGCGTCAACAAGTCCGCGTTTTCCGTTTTCCTTGAGCACTTCCCCGAGGATCATGTCTGCTAACTTTCCGTAGTTGTCGCGGCGATCAATGACTAAGCCTGCTTTAACTTCCGGCATTGCCTGCACAAGCTTTTTGATTTCGGTCTCATAGCGCTTAGCGGCCTCGCTGTAAAACTTAACCTCTTCGCAATATGTGCTTACTTCGCCGTGCGCTTTTATTTCTTCTTCGGCAGTAGACACAATATACATCAAAAAATCATACGGGCCGCTTACAATTTTCTTTGCCCATTCGATTTGCTTTTCGCTGCCGATAAAATTAAACATTGTGTTCATCATTTTGGTTTCCTCCATTTGGATTGGTTTTTTATTTTGTGTCCTTGTCCTTTTGACATCTATATTATACATCTACAGGTGTATAATGTCAAGTGCTTTTTCAAAAGTTTTTGAAAAATATTTTATTTTTATCTTGATTTTTTCAAAATGTATGATATGATATAGCTATCCGATAGGTTTTATCGGTGTGTCGCGTCGCCCTTTATGGGTGGCGGTGTTGGATAGAAATAATTGTTGTTGCTTTATTGCAAAAGTAAAAGGCTTGTCAGCATGATGCTCCAAGCCTTTTACTTTTACCATTTAAATAAAAAAGGCGCAGAGCCCGCTCGGAAACCCCGGCAGCCCTGCGCCTTTTGCTTTGCTTGCAAACTGTTAAAAAATGCCTATTTTGCCATTTTAGCAAACAGTTTGCAAATCAATGTGATAATTCAGCGGCTTTTTAACATCTTACTCCATCTGGATTGCATCAATGGCCGAGCCGTAAATGCCCGCGTAGCCGTTTGCGCCGGAATTGTACTTGCTCCCAAAGTGCACCCAACTAAGCCAGCCGCCGTCCTTGATGTGTACGCGGCAGTCTACAAAGCCGACGGGCGTGCGTATCTGTACGCCGTCGATCTGCTCGCCGTAAATGCCCGCGTAGCCGTCTGCACCTGCGCCGCTGTTTTTGATCTCCGGGAGCCAACCGCCGCCCCGGAGATGAACGCGATAATAAATATCGCAGTTTTTGGCATTGATTTTAAGCCCTTCCACCGCCTGCCCAAAGTTGCCCGCGTAGTCCTCGCAGTTTTTTACCTGCGGGAGCCAATGGCGCCCCGCGTATGCGGAATACGTCAGATCGCCCGTGCAGGTAGGCTTTGGCTTACTCGGCTTTGTAGGCTTTGCCGGTGTGCTCGCCGCACCAAGCTTTGCATTGACCTTGGCGGCAATATCGGCGTGATGATTATAGAGGTACGTGCCCGGACAAGATTTATTGTCAAAATCGCGGTGTACCGTCATGTTTGCGCCGTTGCGATGGTACACGCGGGTGTTTTTGTCCGTGCTCCATACGAGCTTTTTGATGCCGTTGCGTTTGCAAATGTCCGCGACGAGGTTGATAAGCGCCGCGTACGCTTTGCCCGTCACGGCGTAAGGCTCCGACATATCGGATGCCACCTCAATCGTTACGGCGCGGTGATCGTTATCGGGAGACGAGCTGCACCAAGAGCGGTCGCGCTCCTCCACGTACATACCTACACGCCCATCGTAGCCGATGCCGTAATTGGAGGAGGCACCACGATTAGGATCGGCAAAGATGTTTCCGAGCGTCTCCACGCTCACCTGTCCAACCACGCAATGGATCGTGATTGTATCAATCGCGTGCTTTCTGGGGCTGTTTCTGTTGGGCGAGATACGAGTGTGATTTACAAGTGCGCTGTTTGTGTATGCCATTTAGTCCTCATCTCCTTTGTTGTTCGAGAGTTCTTTCAAAGCTTCTTCGTTCAGCTCATTTTCCTTCGTTTCCTTCACGTTTTCCATTCTGCGTCCTCCTCTTTTAGTTGATTCCATTTGTAGTAGTCATGGACGCAATGGCGTCCTCAAGCTTTTTGATCACGACGTTAACGTCTCTCTGATAGTCCAGTTTCACCCCCGCGCCGTCGCTTGCTTGCACCACGGTGTCAGGGCCGTAAGCGATGATGGCTTTGTAGGCGGCGATTTCGTCAGGGGTGAGCGGAGTTTCGACGGGAGTGGCGATCCTGTACACAACGTGGCAAGGCTTATCTGTAAAGTATTTCACCAGTGCAGCTTTTCGCTCGTTATCGGTACTTGCTTCGTTTAGCCCTAAGTAGGAGTTTTCAATTGCAAAATCAATATAATGATTCTCCGAAAAACCCACTGCATTTTTTGGGGATGCCCACACATCACGTTCCCACGGTAACGCTTCACAAAACAAACTTCTTCCGAACACATCGTTTCTATTCGTTTGTTTGGGTGTCCTTATTCTGGCAGATGTAGCAACAACCACTTTTGTAAATCCATTCATAATAGCTATATCCCTTGCATTTTCAGAACTAATAGCAAAACTATCATTTTTTTGCACCTTCACATTCCTTTCCAAATCCACCTCGTCGCACACCCACTGTTGCCCCTGCGGGTCAGTGTAGTTGCCGCCAGAGGTGACAGGGATGCCGGGTAAGCCGGTGGGGGTGGGCAGGGTGAGAGTTTGCGTTTTACCGTTTCCATCGCTCAAGGCCACTGCAATCGTACCGCCGTCACCAGCACTCACAATAGGCACAGGGGCATCCGGCGTGGGTGTGCCGTCCTGCGTACTCTTGCCGTACACGGTCAGACCGCACAGCGGCGCTGCAAAAGCATCGTCAACGGCGACCGGATTGCCGGTCTCGCTACCCACAAGGACGTTCTGTCGCGCCTTGACTGCGCTGATAGCGTCACCTGTGGCTTTTGCGTCAGCGGCTTCGCCCTCGTGGGTGAGGGTAGTGTCCAGTGCTACGGAAGGTCCGGTGTCACCTTTAGGGCCTTGCGCACCATTAAATTTACCTGCATCAGCGTCATCACGGACGCTTTGGGCAATCTCCTCTGCATTACTCGCCGCCGACAAAATCTGCTGCACGATGTCCGGCGTCGGTTCTGCGGGGGCAGTGCCGATCACGCCTGCGGTTGTTGCCACGCGATAGATTTGGCTTACGGAGATTTGCCGCACGCCGTCCGTGTAGCCTGCAAACGTGAGTTCTCCCGTGCCTGCCGATGCAGTAGCCTCCGCAGGTACAGAAACGGAATTATCCGCGCCAAGGCGCATTTGCACGGCGTCTCCTTTCGGCGGATGGAAAGCGATGATAATATCATAATCTTCCCATTCACCCTTGCGCATCACGTGCAATTTCTCCACGCCGTAGCTGCCCTCCGTGCCGAGGCGGATCGGCTGTTCGTCGCACTGCGCAGCGTATCCGTCCAGTGTGATCTCGTGCATAATCAATTTATATCACCTCTTTTCGGATTGTCCTTTCCTAATCCGGAAAACCGTCGCCGTCCGTGTCGGGTAACTCCGGCAGGCCAGCGACGCTTGTGAGGAGCGAGAGCACGCCGGCGAGCACCGACGCGCTGGCCACCACGATCCAGTCCACCTCGCCGAGCACCGCAGAGGTGCCGATCGTCGCGACAGCGGTCTGCGCGATTGTTTTCACGGCGCGGACGCCCGCGGCCTTGAGCCAATTTTTCCACTTTGTTTTCATGGGTGATCCTTCCTTTCGATGTCCTCCAGGTCTGCAAGGCGGTGGTTTACGACCTTGATTTGCTCTTGTATTACGGGGATTTTTTCGGCAAAATTATTATGTTTTCGCACCTCCCGCGTGAGCTCTTCGATCTTCGCGTCCGTGATCGCCTGCGCGACCCGGAGCTTTTCTTCTGCGCGGCGGTTGCCGGTGACGTTGGTGATGATCACGCCGACAAGCGCGAGCCCGCCGGTGATGATCGCGACAAAAATGTTTTCCATTGCTCCCCTTGCCCTCCTTTAGCCGATGATCGAAAACGCAGGGCGAACGCCGTAGACGCCGCTAGCGTTGTTGAAGTCCGCATTACCAATGCTGTGGACAAGGGCAAAACCATTGGCTGATACTACATCTCTCAGCCAACTATATTGCCTATTGCTAATCATAGACGGGTTGTGAGCAAAAAGCGGAAACTGAGACTTGTCTACGGTGTACAGATACGGAGTGGTAGAGCCATCGTTACCCACACCAAAAATCTTACCGCCGTAAACATTCTGTTCGGTCATAAGTTCTGCCGTACTATCGTACCAAGATCCGCCGCTCGGCTTACCGTTGGTAACGGCGTTGATAAGCAACTGACGATGGGACAAAATATGGTTTGAGCCAAATGCGCTGTTGATTTTTGTTTTTGCTTCCGCAAGCCCCTCCGTGTACATCTTAGAGCCGATGTAGCCACCCGTAGCGGTGGGCGTGTCGTTCATGACGTGGGAGTACAGGGCCGTGTCGGGGACAATTACGACATGATGGGTGGTGCAAGAGGTGTCTCCCGTCTTGTAGTAATAATCAAAAGCGGCGATACGCCAGTTGACGCCATCGATTATCCAGTAATCACCAATATACAGGTCGGTAAAACTACCATCCGCAATAGCCGCCCATTGTGTGGCGGTCACGCTTGTACCGAGGTTTTTGCCGCGGTAGATGGAGTTATGCGCGCCGGCCCCGCTGGACAGTATGGCAAGCACAGGCGCCACCGCGTTTTCCGCGTTCGTTGCCGCGGCCTGCGCCGCCGTTTTCGCGCTTTCGGCCGCAGCCGCGTCGCCGCTGGCGTTGCTGGCTGCCGTTTCTGCTGCGGTCTTGGCGTCTTCCGCGTCGCTTGCGCTGGTGGCCGCGTTGTTTTCGGACGTGCCGGCATTGGTGGCCGCTGTCTGCGCCTGTCCGGCTGCGGTGGAGGCTGTACTCGCCGAGCTGGCGGCCGCCGTCGCGGAGCCTGCCGCTGCGCTGGCCGAAGATTCCGCCTGTTCTGCTGCTGCCTGCGCGGCGGTGACGTTGTCCTCGATCCCCTTCGCCGCCGCGAGCACATCGGCAATCTGCTTGGTCAGGACGCTGTAATAATCCGACGAGACGATCTCCGCGTCTGAGACGACATTGTCCGAGACGTGCATCACAACCGCAAACGTCGCGATGCTGGCGCCCGCACTATCGTACAGCTTGATCTGTACTGGTACGTTTCCGCGCACCGTAAAAGCCTGCGGCACAAGGGCCACGGTCACGACGTTGCCGTCGATCGTCGCGGCCGGCGTGCTTCCGTCCGGCAGCGTATCGTAAAATCCCGCAGTGCCGTCGGGCTTTTTGTAGCGGACAGTCACAAGCGTGCCGTCGGGCACCGTCCACTGCGCGCCGCCCGCGTAGATGTTAAAAGCGATCTTTCGGCTGTTGCTGTCGTCCTGCACCGCGTGGATGATCTGCGGCGCGCCCGGGTCGAGCATGTCGACGCGCAGCGCCGCCGTTGTTTCAATTGGCATTTTTTATCGTCCTCCCCTACGAGTTATTGCTGCAGAGCACGTAGCGGCCGAGCTGCGCGTCCCATACCCACGACACACTAAAATCTGCGTTTCCGCCGATAGCGAGCCGGTCAAAGTGCCCGATTCGCTGCCCGTCTTGCACGGACAGGATCGCGTTTCCGCTTTCGGTTTTTACCGTGTTGTAGACGACCAGCGCCCCGGTTTTAATCGTCCCGGTATAGCTTCCGTCGCTTTTTTCGCCGACGCCTGCTCCAGTCGGCCCGAGATACGAGTAAGCGCCGTCCTCGCCGATGCCGCCCTCATTTGTCACGGTGCCGGAAAAGACCTGCACAATGCCTCCGGCGCTTTGGGCTGTCGAGTAGATGCGCACGCGTAGGTTGTCGTTTTCCATCAGCTTCAGCACCGCCGCCCACAGGTCCATCTCAAACCCGGCGTTTCGGCTCACCACATGGTTGGAGATCAAATTGACGATGTTGACGAGATCGGCGTTGAGGGTGCCCGCTGTGATAAAATCGGCGACCATACCGTTCTCCAGCGTGGCTCCGTAGGAAAACGGGCCGTTGTAGCCGTTTTTGCTCGCGCCCCAGCCCTCATGGTTAAAGCGCCACACCTTGCGCGCCTTGGTCGGGTCCGGATCATCCGCAATGTACAGCGTGTCCGGCATGCCGTCGCTGTTGGTATCCAGCAGGCGCACCGCGCCACCGGATGCGCCGAGGATGGTCTCCGTAAGCGCAAGCACTGCCTCGCGCAAGTAAGTCTCGCTCGGTTTTTGCTTGATCTCCTGTTGCTGCCCGACGATAGTGTCCGCAATGTTGGTGCGCACGTCTCCGATCTCGACCGAGTTGTACCGCTCAAGCAGCACGTCCGTCTCGATCTTGACGATTTCGGCCTTAGCCTCCACGCCAAGCTGCGGGTAGCGGATCGTAACCGTGTCACACAGGTCGCACTTTTCGAGCAGCGCAAGGTCCTCATACTCGGGAAACTGCTCGAGCTGGACAAAGCTTGCCGTGATGCTCGTCTTTGGTATGCCTATCTTGTTGTCCTCGGCATACTTTTCCGCACGCGCCTGCAGTTGCTCCGGCGTCGGCTGCGTCTCAAAATCGTTGGAAAAATCCACCGGCACGACGCGCGTAAAGTCGTATGTGCCCGGCGCGTTGACAATCTTTGGGTCGCAGGTCACGAGCGCACCCTCCGCGTTTGTCCAATACGGATAGATGCCGGTCGCCACGTTGGAGATGTTGCGGTCCTGCTCGATGTCCGTCAGGTTTTTACCGTAGCTGATCACGACGCCGTTGTCGTATCCGCGATGGCCGTACAGGCGGACGGTAAATCCGTCCCACTCGTACTCACCGCCGTACACGTCGAGGATCGAGCCGGATGAGCCGCCGAGAACCGAGCGCGTCGACGACGGTGTAGAGACAGCAAAAGACGCGACGGTATCCTTGTCCGTCCAAAAAATGAAGGGACTGTCCACCGCCGCGTTGAGGCTGAGTTTTGAAAGCGCATCCGGTGCGTTGATCGCTGTAAAAGGATTGAGCGGCACGCCGGAAAGGTCATAGGTGATATGCTGCGCGTACACCATGATGATGCCGTCCATCGGCCGCGTGATCCGGTAAATGCGGAAAGGCTGCGGCGCCCGGTACGGGCTTGGGATTGCATAGATAATGCAGCGGTCCGTGATCTCGCCGAAATGCACGCCGGTGTCCGGGTACTGCATTGTCAGCTCAAAAGCGCCGTTGCGCTCCTCGGTGACCGTGCAGCTGATCGCATCCGTCAGGACGCCGAGCCCCTGCGTAGTAAACTCCGTCGCGGTGGACGAAAAAAGGATCGGTTTCATAATGCCCTCCATCTCGGCGTGATCTCCACCGCAGTGACGCCGCCGCTCCAAGTAACCCGCGTTTCACCGGCGGGCACGGTCGGAAACTCGCCGCCGGCGATGCGGATCGTGCCGTTTTTGTTTTCAAGGCCGTTGTAGGCATTTTGGGTTTCGGCGTCCAGCGTCAGGCTGCCGTCCATGCTGTCGATTGTCACGGTGACGCCGCCGACCGTCAGCACGCCGCTTCCGCTCCCCGTGATCTGGATCAGCGGAAGCGATTCGTCCCAGTTATTCAGCAGGACCTGTCCGTTTTCGAGCGTCTGCGCCCACGTGCCCGCCTTGATATACCGGTGCGGCTTGCAATTAAAATTTAATGTCATTTCGCCCGACCGGTTTAAAAATCTCGTGTCAAAATCCAGCGGTCCGGTAAAAATCGCCATCCGGTATTCGTCCGGGTGGTAGTCGTCCTCCAGCTTTTGATATGTCATCGGCGAGCCGAGGAGCCACATGCGCGCCGCGTCCGTGTTCCGCAAAAAGTCTTTGTGGATAAAAGCGGGGTAAGAAACCGTAATGTTTTTATACCGCTTGTTATCTCGGATCAGATCGCCGGACCGCCCGGGTATGGACACAAGCTCATACCCGCGTTCCGGGCCGTTAAAGGTGTTTTCGCCACTGACATAGATGCCGTACTCACGGCAGCAGTGCCCGGCAAACCAAAATTTATGCACCGAAAACCGCCGCCTTTCTTTCCGTTGCGTTTTGCATCTCGTCCATAATGATGTCCGCCAGCGCCCGCACGTCCTGCCCCGGCGCGCCGTATACCGTAATATTGACGCCGCCGAGGTCGGTCTGGTTGGTTGTGTTGCTGGTAAGCGGCTGCACCATGGCACGGTTGCCCATCATTGTGAGCAGCTCCGGTCCGGCCTCGCCGACGATCGCCGAGCCCTGCGAGAGGATACCGCCCTTTGCCAGATACGGTATACTCGGGATATACGGGATGCTGAGACCGAAATGCCCGCCGCCGAGCCATTTTGGCATGGTAAAGCTGATCGAGTTCAAACCGCCGATCAAGCTGTTAATTGCACCGACCGCGCCGTTCAAAAGCCCGATGATGCCGTTCAGCGGCGCCTTTACCATGTTGATGAGGCTATTAAACAGGCCGCCGAAGATGTTGACAACGCCCTGCCATGCCTGCTTCCAGTTGCCGGTGAAGACGCCTTTCACAAAGTCGATCACGCCTTGGAAAATCTGCTTGATCGCGTTCCAAGTGTTTTCAACATTTTTCATAAAAGCGTTGATAATGTCTCCCAGACCGGGTCCAAAAATCTCCGTCCAGTCTGTTTTAAAGACGCCTTGCAGCCAGCTGTCCAGCCCCAAAAGGATGCCTTCAATTAGGTCGCACGCGCCTGTGATTATCCCAGTGATGTAGCTCCACACGCCCGAGACGATCTCCTGCACACCGCTCCACGCCTGCTCCCAGTTGCCGGTGAAAATGCCTTGAATAAAATCAATTACACCGTTAAGAACCTGATAAACGCCGTCCCAGATGCCTTTTAGCAGCGCAAAAAATCCATTTAGCACATTGCCTAAGACGGGGCCGAAAATCTCCGTCCAATCCGTAGCAAAAACGCCCTGCAGCCACTCGTTAAATCCTGCCAGCCACGCCTTGATCTCTTCGCCTTTTGTGACGATCAGCACCAGCACCGCGATCAGGGCAGCAATTCCAGCGATAGCGAGAACGACTGGATTTGCTGCAAGGAAGGACAGTGCACCGGAAATCTCCGAAATACCGCTCTTCACGCTTTGCACAAACTCGACGATTTTAAGCGCAGTTAGCGCGAGACCAATCGCGCCGATTACACCGATTACTGTTTCTTTATTCTCGATCAAAAAGGCCACGACGTTTGATACCGCATCAAAAAAGTTATGGACGTATCCGACAATGGTATCCATGTCGATGCCTGCCGTTACGTCCAAAATCGCTTGCAAAATGCCGTTTATGCCCTCCTGCACAGCTGTAAGCACAGGCTGCACACGCTCCGAAAGCTCGGCTGCCTTTTTCGTAAATTCGAGCTGCGCGTTGTTGGCGTCTACGATGTCCTTGTTGTTGCTGTACCATGCATCGCCGACATCACTGAGGCCCTGATCGGCCATAGCCTGTAAGACGAGGTTTGTCCGGTCGGCCTGCGTTTCAGCGTCCTGCAATGCGAGATTAAAAAAATCTTCGGCGCTGGAAGCATCTTGCACCGCCTTGTTCCACTCCGCGTTTTCCTCGGTGTTTTCCTTGAGCATCACGCCGAAGGTCTCTCCCTCTTTGCTGCCCCAGTTCAGGACGTCCGCAAAGGTGCCCGTCACCTGCCCGGCGCGGATTGTTTCGTTGATCGATTCCGCAAGACCGTCAATCGGGATGCTGTCCCCGTATTTCGCCCAAGCGCCGACGGCACTCGAAATCAGACTGTTTATATCCTTTTGCGACGCACCGATCGCCTGCAAGTTTGCTGTTGTTGTGGCAGCGGACTGATCGTCCCCAAGCGCCCGGTAAAGCTGCGAAAAAGCCTCGCTTGTCTCCTCCGCGGAGTATCCCGCCGCCTCGCTGGAGGTTTCCAGCGTGCCCATGATCTTGCGGTACTCTTTGGTTTCCTCGTTCAGATCCTTAATCCCGGATACGATTCCCTTGATGCCCTCGACAAGTACATCGGCTTTGAGATGATCGGCGAAACTGGACGCACTGTCTCCCGCTTCTTCGAGCGCGTCGTCTGCGTCCTTGGCCGCATCTTCTACGTCCTCGATCGGCTTCTCGTCGATCTTTTTGACCTCTGAGGCTGTCTCGGACGCCGCGTTGCCAAGTTGTTTTAAAGCGGATTCGCCCTTTGATTGCGCGATTTCATCCTGCAAGCTGGACGCCGCCTTTTCGGCTTTTCGCAAATCCGCTTCCGTCGCGACGATTTCGCGTTGCAGTGCATCGTACTGTGCTTGCGAGACTTTGCCCTGCGCAAACTGCTGCTGGACCTGCTTTTCTGCCGCTTTCAGCGCGTCCAGCTTTTGCTTTGTCTGTTCGACGCTGTCCGCCAAAAGCCGCTGCTTCTGCTCGAGCAGTGTGACGTTGCCCGGGTCCAGCTTCAGCAGCCGCTCGACGTCGCGCAGCTGCTTTTGCGTCGTGCTGATCTCTTTGTTTACGCCCGAAAGCGCTTTAGACAGTGCGGTCGTATCGCCGCCGATTTCGATTGTTATGCCCTTGATTCGATCCGCCATCTACTCACCCCTTCGGAAAAAAGCGGTTAATATCCGCCTGCGTTGCTTTATACGGATACTTTTCTTGGTCATTTGCCTGCTCGATCAGCATATCGTAGACCATGCCCACCGTCATATCGTCGAGGTCCTCGCGACTGAGCCCCAACTCCGCGCAGCGGAGCATAAAGGTCGCACCAGTCGCTTCACGCACAGTTTGTCTTATTTTTTTTTAGACTTTGCTGTCGTCTGCGCGTTGATCGCCCAAAGCTCGAGGATTGCCGGAAGCACCTCGTAGATTGAAAACGTCTCGAATCCGTCGAGCCACCCCTCCGGCGTGTCCGGGATGTTGGCGTCATACTGCCGCGCCATGATGTAGGCGGCGTTTTCAAAAATTTCGAGATCGGTCACATCAAGCTGCGATTCGTGCACTAACGCTTCATACGCCTCGCGCTCTTCGGAGGGCGCATCTTCTGCCGGTTTTTTGGCATGGATGCCCTGCAGCGCTTTGGTGTACGCCTTCTGCAGCTTGTTTAGGTCTTGGATCATGTCCCGGCCGATTTTATGTCGGTAAAGGCGCGGGGTCAGGGCCGAAGCCCTAAACCCCACCTCCTTTCCGTCGATCTGAATTCTTTTTTCCATTTAATTTTTCACCTCTCAGGCCGCGACGACGGAAGGCGTATAGACCTTTGTAAACCAAGCCTTGCGAACGCTATCCGGCGTCTCGCTGGTCGTACGTGCAAACACATTGCCGTTTTCGAGAGACGTCGCGGAGATCGTGCTGGTCTGCGTCTGCGGCTCCTTGGTGTCCGTACTCGTCGCGCCGACAATGCCCGGGCGCGTGCCCGTGCAGTTGTACATGCAGTACAGGTCGTTGTCGGCGTCGCCGTCGATCTGGAAAAGGAGTGCGAAGCTCTTTGGCTCAACACCTACATTCTCAATGATCGTCTTGTCGGTGGCATTGAGCACGTATCCCCAGACATCCTGCAGCATTTTGTCGATAAATCGCGCCATTTCGAGGTCGCCCTCGTATCCGTTGTTTGAACTGGATTTATAGTACACAACGCCGTCCGCGTAAAACGGCGTGATCTCGCCGCTCGCCTCGAGCGACAGATTTACGGCGCCAGGCACAGGGACCGGATTTTCCCACGTTGGCGTATCGCCGTCTGCGGTCATCACCGCGTAGTGCACGTTTTTGATGTTAAACTGCACCTTGTTTTCGTTTGTCGCCATTGTTACACCTCAACTTCATACAAAATTTGATAGCATTTTTCTGTGTCGATATAAGTTTCCGATTTTTCCCAAAAGAGTGAGGACAGGGCGTTTTCTACCCTGCCCTCCGCTTCGGGATTTTTATCTTTTGTGTAAAGCTCGATCTGCACGTGACTGATCGGCTGGTATACGACGCCGTCCGCCGAAAAGTTATTGCTGTAGGCGGCGATATAGCAGATGTACGGCAGCTCAGGCGCTCCTTTAATCGGCCATGCCCTGTATACCACGGGCAAATCTGTGCTTTTCAAAAGCTGATACAGATTCTCCAGCGTCATTTTTTTATCACCACTTTCACGGCCCCCACGAGCTTATCTGCAGCAGCCTGCTCGGCCGGGCGGATATGCGGCTTACCGTCCACGCGGCCACCGTTTACCTTCGCATGCCCGTTTTCAAGCAGATGCGTGAGCTGCGGTTTTGTGCGGTTGGATATGCGCACCCGGATGTCCTCCATGCTCTCAAACTCCACTTTGGACGTCCATCCGCGCGCATACTCGCCAGTATCCCGCGGTGAGGTCGCTTTTAACGTGCGGACCGTTTCTTTTGCCACGTCATTCACCGCTTTTTTTATACCTTCGGCGACCTCGTCGCTGTAAGCCTTGAGCTCTTTCACGATCTCGATCTCAAGCTCATTTAACGGGATATTCCGCGCCACGCGCCACACCCGCCTTTCGCTCGAGATACAGCTCGATGCTGTCGTTGTCCGGGTCTAAGTAGGTGCGGTACACGGCATACCGACGCGCATTTTCGCCAGAGCCGATCTGCACGATCTGCTCGCCGCTGTAATTCACGATCGGCGTCACGGCGACGAGCTGCGGCTGCAGGCCGTTCTGCCCGGCGTCTGCCCACTCTGCCCTCGTGACCGACTGCAGGTGCGCCCATACCGATGTTGTTGTCTCCGTCTCCGTGACGTTTCCGATCGCGTCTTTTCGATAGCTTTCAGAGATCAGCAAAATGAGATCATCCATCTGCCGCCCCTTTCTGGCTGAAAAGCCGGTTATTCAGCGCCCACCGCAGCATGCGCGGCATCTGCACGTCTTCCTCGCGCCGGCGGCGGTACAGGTAAGCGGCATACATTTCGACGAGCATCGCATCTTGTGCCGTATCCGCCAGCGTGATGCCCTCCTGCGTGATGTAGGCTCTGGCCGATGTAATCAGTACAAGCAGATACAGGTCGAGCGCAGAGCTCGAAACCTGCAGGTCAACCTTTAAAATCTCCAGAATGTCTTCATCTGTCAACGTCAACGCCGCTTACCTCCTTATTTTTTAGCCCGCAGACTTTGTTACCGAGACCGTATAGACGCGCACTGCGTTGCCCTGCGTAACCGTGATCGTCAGCGGATGCGCTGCGCCGTCCTTCAGCCATGTCACTTCGCCGCCATTGCGCACGTTCTTGCCGTTATAGCTGATCGCCACCTTCGCGCCCGGCTGGCTGCTGGTTGCCTCGACCTTTGCGCTCGTTCCGGTGGGTGCGAGCGTATAGCTGTATGTACCTGTCGCAAACACGGGCGACAGCGTCTCTGTGCCGACTGCCAGCGCGGTAAGCTGCGCGTCGTTTGCGGTATCTGCGGCAAAGTCCATCACGGTCGTGACCGCCGCGTTGTTGATGTTGATCGCAACAAATGCGCCCGGGATGACCGGCATACCGTCCGCGCGCTCCTTACCCTTGAAAACGGTGTTGTCCTGGATAAACTGCACCTCACGGCTGGACTCGATCGTCATACCGGCGCGCAGTGCGAGCAGGTACAGATCACCGTAGCCGCCGATGATGTCGCCGTCCGGGATAAACTCGAGCACATCGATGTCGCCATCGACGACCGGCATCGTGCCCGGGAACTGTGCGACAAGACCGCCCTCGTAATTAAACGCGATCAGCTTCGCGCGAAGCTTGGCGTAAGTTTTGCTGTTCATCGCCCAAAACTGGCGGCCGCGGCTGTAGCGCGTGAAGGTGTTGCCGGCTGCGACAGCCAGGGCAGACCAGAAAGCGATCGGTTCGGCCGTGCTGTCCACCTTGAGAATGTTGCTGTTGTGGAGATCGACCCACTCCGGCGCATTTGCCGGATAATCGGAGGGCTTCGAGGTCTGCGCGAGGCGGGTCACGATACCGAGCGGCATCTTGCTTGCCGCGCCCTTGCCGTACAGGATCGCCTTATCCAGCGCGAGGCCGATGCTCTCGGAGAGCATCTCCACAATCCAGCTCGCAAGGTTGATGTCATTATCCTCGAGGATCGAGTTGCACACCGGCACATAGCCGGAGACCTTGAAGCCGTCAAGCGTGACCTGATTAAATACAAAGGTCAGCTCATTGATCGCGCCGCACATCTCCGTCCACACTGCTTCCGGCACCGTACCGGCAATGGTCTGGCGCGCCTCGCCGTTGACGTTACGGATACGCACGCGGTTCAGCAGCTTCGAATACCTATACATGTTCTCCGCGATCATGTCGAGGAAAACGACCGGGATTGTGAGCTCCGCGCCGGATACGCCGCGCTGCTGGCCCTTCATGCTGCGCAACTGCGCAAAAAATTCGCGTACGTCCTCGCGGGCGACGATTTCGCTGCGCTGCTCCATCGGCAGCGCGTCAAACGCACGTCGGCTCATGGGCAGCGCGCGGATGTTGATATTGGTTTCCATTTTTCTTTCCGTCCTTTCTTTTGTGAGATGGTTTTCTTTGCTTCTGGTCGGAGCAGCTGCCTCGGCCTCGGAAAGCTCCGCTTCAAGGCCCTCGATCTCTCCTGCCAACGCAGCCTTTTTTGCTTCGTGCGCCGTCTTGTCCGCGTCGAATGTCTCTACCTCTTCGGTGACGGCCTGCTCCTGCTCCGCCGTTTCTGCTTCGTTAATAGCTGTCTCAAGCTCAGCCTCACGCGTGGAAAACTCCGCGTCCTTCTGTCGGAGCGTTTCCAACTCGGCCTGCTTCTTTTCAATGCTGCGGCGCAGCATGATTGTCTTAAGTGCCATTGTCTTCTCCTTTCAGGCGGCTTTTCATCCTTGCCTGCCATTCCTCTTTTCTGCGTTTTTCTGCCTGCTCAAAATCTTTCCGGCGAGCCTCTACCGAGGTGTCCTCATAAGCCGGGAACGTTACGACGGAAACCTCGTATAGCTTCACGGCCTTGATTCTCCACACCGTCGGCACACCGTCCTTGTAATCGACATCTTGATCGATGATGTCAAATCCGAAAGAGCACTGATTCACATCGCCGCGCTTCACGCGCTCGTAAAGGTTCATGGCATCTTGATCCTGTTGATTGATCGTGACGCTGCCCCAAAGCCCCCGCTCATCTACGCGCAGCGAAAGCGTTCCCGCCGTTGTACGGCCGAGCACAAGTGTCGTGTCGTGGTTAACGAGCGCCCGGACATCTCCGTTCGTTTGCCCGTCGAATGCTCCGGGCTCGATCGTCTCATATGCGCCATCCCAGAGTTCGTACCGGCTCCCGAATACGGCGAAATACCCCTCAATATAGAGATTTCCGTCCTCGGCACGGGTACAAAAATCGCCGCCCCGCGCCATAGCCGTGCGTTTATACATCATGTGTTGTCACCTCCGTTCAATTTGTTTTGATCTCCGATCATCCCGCGCGGGATGTAGTTCTCAAGGATCACAAGGTCATCGAGTCCGGGAAGCGGAGAAAGTCCGAGCCAGTCGCGCACCTCGTTTCCGAGCATAACCCCCCGTACATATTGATCGCCCGCCACCGCTGCAAGGTCGCGCAGGTCATAGTTGTATAGGCTTCGCGCATTGAATCGGAAAAACCAATCTGGATTGTACAGGAGCTTTTTGGTCATTTCCTGCTCGATGTTCTTCGCGATCGGCATGATCGTGGAGCTGATAAAGTTGTTCCAGGCGTCGCGGTGGAAATCGCCGATACCCAAAACAAAAGGCGGTACGCCGAGAATGGCCGCTACCGTCCGTTTATCGAGCTGCACGAAATCCGCGAGCGCAAGGTCGGAAAGCGTGAGCGGCCGAACCTGCTCCACGCTAAACTGCTCGGACGGGATCATCCACGGCTCGCCCGCCTGCGCTGTGTCAATATACTCGCGCAGGAGCTTGCTGCGCCCTTCCGCGCTCGCAAATTCGTCCGTGAGTGCATCCACCTTGACGATGATGCTTGGTTTCCAGTTGCTGGACATAAAGCTTTTTTCCGTGGTGGCCGCCTGCTTAAGATTGTTCGCGACGTCTGTCAGCGCGACGCGGTAGCCGTCGCCTTTCCACGGATAATAGCTCCCGGGATTTAGCACAAAGTGCAGCAAGTCGTTTGGGTCGTACTCATGACCAGCAATCACCACACGATAATCCCACACGCCCTCCGGGACAAACGCCGTAAAAGCTGGCGGCACCGGTTTGAGGTCGCGCAGAATGCCGCGCCGCGTTTCCGGCCACACCACCGCGTTTCCGTTTCCCTCGAGCATCAGCGTCTTGACAATCCAGTGGATAAACGCCGCGCGGGTCATGTTGTTGTTCGGACTGATATCCACCTTGCGGCTCAGCTCGTTTTTGACCCGGATGTCACCGGTCTCCGTGTTTTCCATTAGATGGATGGTCATACTCGCGATCAGCCGCGCGATCGTGTCCACTGCCGTGCAGATCTCGGGATTCTGCGCAAGGCTCACGTAGCCCCGGCACTCGATAGATTCCCACAGGTCTGCGCCCGCAAAGGCGATGCTCCTGCGCACCGGCTCGGCACGCGGCGCTGGCCTGCTTCTTTTCTTCTTGCTCAAGTTTCACCCCACCATTTCTTCGCCGCCCTGTTTTTTTCAAGGCTTTCGAGGTATCGGATGCAGGCAAACACCGACGCATCAAAAAGATCGATGCGGTGTGCCGGCTGCACCTTATCGTATTGGATCATGTCGTCCGTCTTTTCGACGGCGGACACGTTTTCCACACAGTACTCGTAGGCTTCCGAGTGCAAATAAAAAAGAGCGCCGTTTTTTGCACTCTGCTCGATATGCCGGAAGCCCTCCGACTTTTTGTAAAAATACTGTGGCTGGTCGACGATTTGAAAACCCGCCGATTTCATGCCGATGAAATACTCGCGGCAGAACTTCCGGTCGTGTCCGACCTGCCGGATTTTGAACCCCCGTTTCCGCATATCCACGAACCAGTTGACCACATCCGCATGGTTAACGGTTGGGCTGTTGCACATCGTGAGCCAGCCGTCGTCCTGCCAACCAAAAAGCGGGATGTTGTCCTGCTCCGCCTTAATATGCGCGGCGACAATCGGAAAAAACGCATGCGTGATTACAATATCCACGCCCTTGTAATGTCCGAAAAGTGCCGCAGCCGTCAGGTCGTGAAGCTTCGACAAGTCCGCACCGCCGTACCAGTCGATCGGTAGCCTTGCCAACTCCTCGAGCGTCCAGCTGTACTTGGCGTCGCTCCGCCGGAACTCCTCGATGTCAAAATACGCCTTTACCGCGTTCGTGTAGACGTTCAAGCTTTTCGCAAAAAAATCCTTGCGCTGCTGCGGGTCGTTCTGCGCCTGCAGGCTGTCGTTCAGGATTTCATCGGGACGAATGCTCACGCCGTAAGCCGGGTTTGCCATTTCATGCACAACCGGGTTTGTATAGTCGATATTCCCGTTTTCATCCGGATTTGCGCAGCACATAAGGATAAAGTATTGCTCGTCCTTTACCGTGCCGTCCAGCACCTTACGGCAATATTTCAGCCGCTGCCCGAGGAATGCCTGCTCATTGTCGCCCGCAGTCGAAATGCCGATCAGCAGCTTATTGGTGTAGGCTTTCATGGCCTCCTTAAAAAGGTTGTACTGCTTCGGCGTTTTAAAAGCGTGAATCTCGTCGCAGATCGCAATGTTGCAGTTTAGGGAATCCTGCGCGTCTGGGTTTGCCGCCAACGCTCGAATAAAAAAAGAGCCGTCCGGAAGCGTAGCCTCCATGGAGTGCTCATTGTTGTTGTCGATGATCTTGACACACCCGCCGCTTTTTGCGTCCTCACCCATCCGGCGGACGTTGTAGTCCAAAAAATTGAAGCTCTCCAGCGACTGCATCAGCGCCGCCGACGCGATGTAGGTCTTTGACCCGCTGCGCCGGTAAAGGAGCGAGAGCGCCCAAGAAAGTGCCGCGGCAAAGCTTGTCTTAATGTTTTTTCTGGGGATAAAAATCAGCGCTTCGTGGAATCGGACGACGTCCGTCCCGCGCAGCTTGAATCCCACAAGATTATAAACGATGAATTTGTGGAACGGCTCGAGCTTGAACGGCGTACCACGCAGCGGCGTGCCGTCCAGCTTCTCCCCCTGCTGGTGGCAAATCGTTTTTTCGATGATCCGGATGCAAAACTCGGGCGCTTTGCTATCCATCCAGTACTCGGGATTGTCAAGGTCTGAAAAGAACCGATTCACAGCTTGGCGCAACTCCATGCACGCCGCTTTTCGACCAGCCCGAATGCTTTCGGCGTACTCGAGGACTTCCGGCCAATTTTTAGCTTTCGAGAGATTTGAGCGCGGCTGCAAGACCACTTATCCTCTCTTTTTTTGGCGCATCTCCAGTCAGTTTTCGAAATGCGCTCGGAGTTAGCCCCAAGTCCCGCCAGTACGCCAGAGCGGTTGTATTGAGGTCGTTCCACAAAACTAGGGCTGGATTTTTAGTTGGATTTGCTGCCCCAGCCTTATTGGTATGGACAATAATGGGCAAGCTTTTGAGTTGCTTGTACTGCTCCTCCGCCGCGTCCCGCTTCTCAAGGATAGCTGCCAGGGTGTCGATTATGCTTTCGCACCACTCCGCATAGGTTCCGGCCCGGATGCAGTCGTCTCTTATTCTCTTTTTCCAAGCCATCTTTTTCATTATATTCTCTCCATTATCGAGCGCATAGGTCCTTTTGAAAACACAGCAACCCCAATGCCAAGAATTACCGAAGTAGAAACAAACAGAGATGCAACGTTGACAAAATAAGGAATCGAATAAGCCAGAGTAAGTTCAGCGCCAACAATCATGGATACAGACAAAGAAAGAATAGCAGCCTTTTTCCACAGACTTATTTTGTTCAACG